ATAACATTATATTATGCTACGGTATAATCACCAACTACGGTAATGCTAACTGGTGTTATCCAGACGGGAGAATCCGCCGAGACCGTGGGTGCTAGTCCAACAACGTAGCCTGTGCCACTGATTGTTTTACCTGCGCTGCCACTATTAGTGTCGCCCATATAAAGACTAAAACTAATTAGTTTTTTATCTTTGCTTAAACCAAATAGTCCTTTATTTACTGCTACATCTGCTCCACTGCCTGAACCAAAGAACACGGTTTGATCAACAACCAAATTCATATCAATACTATTTGATGCTGTAGTAGGAATATTGAATTTGCTGCCACTATCAAGTTGAGTCCAAGTGAATACATCGTTGGCATTGTTAATAGTGATGTCTTGTAGTGCAGGGATAGCGAGAGCATTTGTATCACCACTTACCTCAATCTCCAGCGTTAATTCTACGTTGGCTACGCCGGGTGCGGGATATATATAAGCCATTGCTTACTCCTTATACTATAGAATAGAATCTATACTGGAATTCATATGTCAAGCGATCATTGTCTATACTGGTAGTATAATCAAATTCGCGACGATGACGTCCAGTAATGGTAGCGACATCCTTGGCACTACCTAGAGTTGTTAATGCGGCATCTAAATCTGTGTTGCGATTTTTGGCATCTACGGTGAGATAACCTTGAACAATATCAGCACGTTCGTTTATATGACTGCCACCCAGTGTGGCATATAAAGTAGTTTGCTCCTGATAGGGTTCTGCCAAATATACACGTCGTAAGTTTTTAAGATGTAGTGCTTGGTTGCCTTCTTCAAACGGCAACTCACTACTGGGTTTTATTGTGCCCGTTAAATTAGCAGTGATATAATCCAATAGTTGCTGTCTCATTATCTCATTCTCACACGGTTTTGTATATTAGGCTGTTTTTCAGTTAGCTCTATAGTGCCATCCAAATCAAAATCATACCAGTCACCACTTTCAATAACTTCCTTAAACAATTTGTTATATTGATCCTGATAGTGTGCTATTTTTTTAACTTCGGCACTATCGGGATTGCCCCAATCTGCTAGACTGGGATAAACATATTCACTCAAGGCAAAATAAATGTTTAAGTCTTTAAACTCCTGCTCACGTGATTTAATGTATATGCCATTTACACTGGGTAATAGTCTTAAATCATTTTTAAGCGTGGAGTCTAATCTAAAACACTGATCTCGCCACCAGTCTGTATTTCTTATTTGTGTAAGAATACGACTACTGGCCGCTATAAGGTAATCATCTAATTGGTCTGTGGTAACGCCTTCATTGGATTCTAGAAGACGACCGTCGCGTTCTACTAGATCATCATAAGAAGTAAAACTTATGAATCTTGTTCCGCTTGTAATAAACGCCATCTTCTCGCCTCACTTTAATTATAGAATGCTGCTATCATAGTGTAGTTCTACACCATAACCATCATACAACTCGCCTACGCCATAGTGTAAGCTGGCTACTACATCGGTAGCAACATAACTGGCTCTACGCTGTGTTTCAATATTTAGACCGCCCACCATAGCGATACCTAAAGCATCACGATGAAAAACTGCGCCCTTATAGTCACCAGCAGTACCAGTATTGGCCATATTAGCACCCTCATAGATTGGGATACCTGCCAACATACCAACTAGGCCTTCACGCTGTGCTTGGTTAGCAACATCGCTAAATGCGCCATTGGTAAATGCCACATTGCCGTTAGTTGTTAGGGCTGCTTTTAGGTCATATGCGATAGCAGGATGTAAAACTGCCACGCAACCATCTAGTGGAACGCCAGCGGTGCGAAGTTTTGCTACAGCATTGAAAATTGCTGCTGCTGTGATTGCTGTTGTGCCATCACCTAGACCCACGCTGAAGCCATCAAATAGTGCCATTAAGTCAGCATCAACTTTACGTGCGATACTTTCACCAAATAGTCTGCCTAGATCTGCTACTACATTGCTGGCTGAACTTGCTACTGCTAGATCAGTGACCATTGTGCGAATCGCTACTGGACTAATAGTGATTGTAGCACCGTCGGTACTTACTGCTGTATTGCTAACTTCGTCGCCTTCAGTTAGTGCTGCTGCTGTTTGTTGTGGATAGATAGGAACGGTTACCGTCTTACCCTGGCCTGTGCCTAATGTAAAATTCTTTACTAAAGGCATCATAATACTACGCTCTGACGCTACGAACATTGCCTCGGCTATGATACTGGGCAATAAATCGTTGAGAGTACTTGTCGTGCTTCCCGCCATAATAATTCTCCTTAATTTTTAACTATACCCTGGGATTTACGATATTCTCTATAAATCTTACGGTGTTCAGGATTATTCATAATATCCAACTTGGTGACGTCAATTTGTTCGCTACGTTGATTTACGGTAGATCTTGCTGCGGTAGTACTGGGAGTGGCTGCGACAAAATGTGGATTGGCCTGTAAGAATTCACTTACCAGCATATCTACACTCAAAGGTTTGCCATTGTCTCCATAACGTACCGTGCCATTTTGATCTACAACTTCAACTTCACCTTCCTGATTTAACCTAACGTTGCTGCGTATTAGAGCACGAACCTGTTCAGGTGCTACAGCACGATGTCTGCTGGCACTATCTAAAATAGGTGCGTTAAGTTTAAATTCTTCAATCATACGATCACGTTGTTGTATCTCTGATTTATGTTTGGTCACTACATCTTGTAGGACCTTTTCAAACTCTCCCCTACGCATAGCATTGTCCTGCTCACGCTTACGGTGATTGGTAACAATATCTTTGAGTTCATCAGGTTCTGTGCCTAACTCCTCAAATAGTTTGCTATATTTTCTTTCATATTGACCTTTGGTCTTGGCTAATATAGCATTGACTTCAGCTTGGGTAAAAGTTCGTTCTGCCTGGTTAGTTTGTTCAGGATTGCCAGTATCACCTGTATCAGCCGATGTATTATCGCTCATCGTTTGCGAACCTCATATTGAGTAAGTGTAAA